TTGCGATGCCGCTAGTAGTAGCGGCCTGTTGCGTGGCCTGATTTGTTCCGGCGCCTACAGCCAGATTTGCGTTGATCGTCTGGGCTTGGATCGAGCTCTCCGCAAGCAACCGTTGGAGCTGAATCTGGCCATCTTGTGTTCGCGCGTCTATGCCTAGCAGTTGACCCATGGCGCGGAATCGCGCCTCATCATCAAGTCCACGGGAACGCAGCTGTGCATCCATATTGGCTATCGATACTGCCTGTTGCGCATTGAGCTGCCCGAGTGCTAGTTGCGATCCTGCTTGCAGTCTTGCATTGTTTTGCGCCACTTCGGCTGCCGTGGCTGCTCCGAGGCGGGTGGTTTCTGCGCCGAGTTCGGCCAGGCGGCCCTGCGTCTGTGCCTGCAGATTGGCTTGCGCGAGTGAGGTCTCTGCCCCGATGCCTTGCCCCAAGCGCGTTGTCTCGGCGCCGAGTTCGGACAAACGACCTTGTGCTTGTAGTTGGGCATTGTTTAGCGCGATTGCTTGGTCCGCCGATAGCTGCGACTGCGCAGCGCCCAGACCTAGCTGTCCGATGCCTAGCCCAAGCTGACCACCCTGCAGATCTGCAGCGCGGATGCCTTGCAACGCTTGCGTCTCGAGTGCACGCGCGCGCGCCTGCTCGTCTGCACGAAGAGCCGCTGCATTGGCGTTGGTCTGTGCCGCCAGGCTGGCATTGGCTGCTGATGCTCCGCGCCGTGCAAGGACTTGCGCAGCCCCACCACCGCGCGCGCTCGATGCGAGTGCCAAATTCTGCCTTAGCCCGCGGTCAAGCCCTTGGCGGAGCTGAATTTCGGCTGCGCTAGGAGCCTGTCCCTGCGCCGCCTGGGATAGCCTGCCTGCCGAGCCGAGTTGCAGGTCACGCGCAGCTTCGGAATTGGCAACGGCGCCACCCGTAACGCCGAGGCCTGGTGCCAGCTGACCTGTATCGAGAATCTGACGGTTCGCATTGCCGATCGTCACGTCGGGTCGTCCGGAAAGCGCCTGCTGCGCTCCGGCTCCCAGCTGAGCCGTAGGGATCGACACATCAGGCCTGGCAGCCAGAGAACGCCTATACCCCGCATCCTGTTGCGGTAGCTGCCCGATCGCAGCGTCGATTATGTTTTGAGGCTGCGCGTTCGCCGCATTGAACGCGTTGACCTGCGGGCCCACGGATTGCAGGCGCCCTGTGGTGATGCCCTGCTGCGCAATGCTGTTCGCGTCTACTCTAGCCCCAGGAGACACCGTGTGTGGGCCCGTCACTGGTGCGATTGCCTGATTTGCAGGGTTGGCGAATCCTCCTATGGGATTGGCTGCCGCGGTAATCCGCGCGCCTGCAGGCACGGTCGCTGGCCCTGGCCCCAGGGTCGTCAGTGCCCCCGGTGGGGGGAGAGATGGCCCACCGGGGGCACCGACTATTGGTGAAGGTGACGGCACCGTAGGAGTCGGCACTCCAGCCTGCCCAGGGACCGGAGCGGGCGCATAACCGCCGCCACCACCACCTCCAAAACCAAACCCAGGAATGGCTGCCTGCGGGACGTCCCTTGGCGCGGCATAGGCTGAATTGAGCAGCCCTTGTTCAAGATCTGATGATGGGTTGCTAAATGCAGATTGGTTTATGTTCGGCGTGCGCGCGCGCGCCGCTGCAATGGCTTCTTCGTCCGCTCCCCCTTGGAATAGCCCAAGCGGCTCAAAGACGTTCTCGTCTACACCTTTGATAACATCGCCAACTAGCGGAACGCCTGACAATAGAGTCATTTAGCTTGCCCTCACTAGATCACGCTTGTACGTTGCGCCGCCCGCCTCGACTTCCACGCGCGCGGACAGAAGCTCGCTAAAGCCAGTTACCTCAAGAGAGAATGCGCGCATCTTTCGGCTAGTGAGCGGGAACTCGATCTGCTGGTCGCTGCTGTTATCCCCCCAAGTCGAAAATGTTTGCGCCGCAGAATCCGAGTGGTCGGCGTAGACTTTCAGCGTCGCGCTGGTCGGGAACTTGCCAAGCAAGTACACATTGCGAACATTGAGCTCGCTCTGTGGGCTCCCTGTGGTCAACCATCCAGTACGCCATTGCGCAGCCCCTGGGACAGATGGAAGCCCAGGGTCACTCGTCGCCCCTGAGACTTGCTTCCAGACTGACGCGTTTGCGTCAGCGATTACATGAGCACCATCCCAGAACGCGGCAGCTACAGGATCTGTCGAGCCATTGAGCTGATAGCTATGCCATAGCTGCTTTTCGAGCTCATAGGCAATCACCAATGCATCAGGTGATGTACCAGTGGTCCATCGGACTTCGTTCGCGCTGTCTACATAGACTGCGCTGGTGAAGTCATAACTATCATACGTTGCGATGTCTCGGCCAATCCTCGTGAGCTGCAGTCCTGGGTCGAGCAGATAGATGCCATTTCGCGGCGAGGCGAACATGAAACCAAGTGGGGTCTTGACCAGGCTCTTGATTTTGCCCAGCCCAATTCCGCGCTGCGGAATCAATACTGGCTCACGAAGGGTTCCTGGGTTGCCGACATCATCGCCAGCGGTGCCTACCATTACTCCGATCGCATCGTCCCACCATACGATCAGCCGCTCGTCCATCGTGCTGATCCACTTCGGCAGCCTTGTATGGATATCGGTCTTGACTGACAACCCAAGGTGAAAGCCTGGCCACTCACCGTCGACAATTTGCTTGCTGGGCCATACGCGCCCAGTCTCGCTGTCGAGGCACACGATTCTGTTGCGCCATATTGCGATGGATTTGGTGGGTGGCGGCGCGTAGTTAGGTAGCTCTCCACCTCCTGCATCCGTCTGCGTCAGTACCTCTTCATCCGTAATCGTCGCGTCGCTTGTCGTGTCTGTATACGTGATGGTCGTGGGCTCTACTACGTCGAGCCGATAGAGAATGATGTCAGACGGGTCTCCTTCGCTACGCCATATTACCAGCCGCCAGTTGTTCGACGAATAGCCGGGCTGAACTGGCCCTCCAGATGCCCATAACGTGCTAGACGTAGACATCCAAGATAGGTCGATGTCGACTTCATTTTGGCCCGCTGCTAGCGTATGAGCGACGACTGTGGATGGCCTACCGCGATGCAGTCGACCTAGCCGATCTACATATTCGTAACTGAATGCGTAGTAATAGGTTGCCGCGGTGTCCAATGACCCACCGGCTCCGGCGTCTGTAATCAGCGAAGCTTCGATCGGTGGGTCAATGAGTGGCATGGTGCCGATTAGGCCATCATTGATCATGATGCCCTTGTTGGCGATCTTCGGGATGCTCGCTGCAATCATAAGCACGCCATCGAACTCAATGGCGTTGTGCGTCTCGTCTGTGTCGAAGCTTAGCTCGAGCAAGTCATTGCGTAAGTACGTGACGAAACCGTCCTTGCCTTCGAGGACGACTCCTATCCAGTAGGCGCTAGTGCCCACTAGCGCGTATCCGCTAACATGGCTTGAGATCGAGCTCGTTAGCTGGATGAATTGCGCGACGGGTGTCATGACACCACCGTCTTGATATGCCTGCGACAAGCAGTAGGCAAATTGCGTTGTGCCCTGTGTGCCAGGCAGCTCGGCTGCAACAAGCACGTAGACCCTGCCGTCCCATGCACTCCTGCTAGTGACGAGCGCTCTGCCCACGACCCATACGCCGCTGATAGATGGTGTATAGGATACGTTGATCAAAGCGCCGGAATCTAGATTCAGATACCCGACATGCATGTAGTCCGTGTATGACGACCCTGGGGTGTCAGGGCCATAAATGACTACTGCTCTATTTGCGGAGTTATCGCTGTAAGCGATCACTGTAGATCGGCCAGCAGTGATTGAGCTCTCTACCGTGAATAGCGAAGTGAGCGCTGTCGCCACAGCAGAGTACGAGCGCGCCACTTGCGAGTTTGTCCCAGCATCGCTCCATGTCGCTACTATGATGGCAGCAGCGTTATTAATGTCGATGCTCAACGCGCTAACTGCGCCTGTTGGCGTCGTCGCTGTCCCGTTTGTAAGCGACGGTGTTGCCCCGCTTAGCGTAATGTAGCCGACCTGTACATCGCCAGATGAATCGACGTAAGCAACGGCAATGACGCCAGTCCCGGAGTGAACGTCTACAGCGGCGTCGAATGTCTGTGCCGCGAGCGACGTCGCCAATGATGTCCCAGCGCTCCACCCTGCATCGATGTCTGTGATGTCGAGTGTCGCAGCATATAGCGTGGTGCCATCGATGTAGACAGCTACCAAATAATCGGTAGATGAATACTGCATTAGCCGCAGATAGCTCGTGGTAATGCTTAGCTCAATGTGGCGAATATCATATGTTTCTGCATCAATGATGTGGATTGCGGTGTTGCGCAAGTGGACGGCGAAGTACCCGTTGCTGTGGTAAGCTACGTCCGTTGCGTACGTAGTACCTCTGCCAGCATTGCGGATCTTGTGTGCTCGGCTGATCGGTAGCGCTGTCTTCGCGACTTCAAGCCACCGAGACTCGGCTGCGGACCAGCGCCACAAAGATTTGCCTGACTCCGTGTATAGCTTGTCTCCTGCTACCATGAGCCCCTTTTCCGGGATCATCGTCGCAGTATCGTCTACCGCTCCACTATCGTATAGGGTTGCGTTCGTCGATAGCCCACTATGTCCATCGCGCGCTTTTAGCCCACCGTCTTCGGCGAATGAAACGTTGGCAAGCGTCTTCGCCCGATTGAACGCTACCTTCTGCGGATGGCTCTTTAGGTCGAGTCCGCCAAACTCCGCTTCGACAAATTTTGTGCTTGGCTCGGGCATCAGAAAATCCAGAGCGTTAGCGATTTGAAGCCAAGTGTCGTGTACAGCTCGATATACTTGGTTCCAAGCGCAGCGTCCTTGCGGCGGTATAGCGAAAAGTCGCCAGTCTCACCTGTGCCGAACTCGACATCATAGACCATGAATCCGCGCGGCTTACGCCCCAATCTGTGCACAACGGTGAATGTGCCCGCCGATTGGGCATCTACATCTACCGTCTTGCCGTCGAGGAACGGGATGGCTTCGTAGGCCCTTAGCCGATCTGTCACCTGCAGATCGAATGGAGCTGCGGCAAACGGTGGCTCTATGGGATAGCGCTCGCTCACAGCTCAATGATCCTGGTGTTGCTGCCACGGGGGCCGTTTCGCCATGTGTCTTGTGTCCTGGTGGGCTCGCTGATGCTTCGGTCGACAAGTCCCTTTGTCAGCTCTACATAGCGATCGTCGCGCTCGACACGCAATGCTTGTGCATGAGTGTATTTCTCCTCGTCGTTGAGTAGTTTGATTGAGGCATCGAGTACCGCCCACTGCTCCCATCCGGCAATCCCGTCGAACTTGTCTGTGGATGCTGTGAATGCCGGCTTCCATTCGTCGCTAGTATTCAAGAAGATGTCGGTGGGTACGAAGTAGACTGTCACATCATGCACGGCCCGTGGAGTCGGAGCCCAATAGAATCGAGAGCCTATCAGGCGGTACTTCGGCCACACGTTACCCCAACCACCGATGCTATCTCCCTCCCTGTCGATTGAGTTGAGTCCACTCTCTGGGATGCGGTCTCGAATGCCGTCGATCGTCACTCGCAGCATGACAATCTTCCAGACGTTCCATCCGCCCATGCTGTCCTCGAGTGTGGGGCTCGCTGCCGCGGCGAGTGCTCCTGCCAAGTCTGTGTATTGCTGGTCTGCTACCGTCTGCACGTACGCTTCTTGCGCCCAATATAGCTCGTCATAGTCAGAGAGTAGATTCATCACCAGGGATCGGCACGACTCAGTGAGGTATTGCCGAATGGTCGCATCGTCGCGGAACGACCCAGATATATGATCGGTCCGGTTCCTTACGTCCGTTGTCAACAATGCTGCTGTGCGGGTTAGTCCCATGGCTCTTTAGAGAAAAGGCTTCAGATCTCTCAGCGCGCGAACGAATGCGTCCACGTCGTCGTTACGCATGGCGCGCATGGCGCGAGTACCAGCGTCCTTGCGCGCTCGCTTGTCTACTTCGTCTTTGTCGCCGTCGTCGTCGTCATCCCGCTTTCGGGAGCTCGGCTCGTCCTCACCCGACGAGCCGAGCTCCCGCGAGAGCGCCCCCGCCAAGCCTGACGGCTTAGCTGTCATAGTTGGCTCCTTCTGCAACTGATCCATAACGCATGATCAGCTCGAAGAAGATCTTGTTGTCGGCATCGGCTGCGATGTCTGCCAGCGATCCGCCTGTCAAATTGCGAATAACAAGCGTGCCTGCTGACTTGTCGTATGCGCCGAAGTGTGGAGTGACATCAGCGGATGATGCGAGCTGTACACATAGCCCGCCGTACCCAATCATGTCGCGCCGATATTCAGACTTCAGCGTTACGGTCCATACTCCAGTGCTTGTGTGCGCTACGCTTTCGATAGCGCGCCCGTAGAACGTCGTCGGGTCGCTCGCGGCATTCGTAGCAAACCCGCATGGGATATGCTGCTGCTGCTTACTTGCGCCAGCTACATTATGTGAGACGTATTCACCCATTGATGTCTCCTAGGCTATGCCCGCATCAGAGGCTGGCTAGAGTGTTGCGGATGTTCCGGCCTGGGGCTCGGCAGCCTAGATTGCCTCGGTGCTTGACTTCGATCTTCCACGTGTCGCCGCTGCCACGGCGGATGGTCAGACCATCATCATCGATCGTGTGGACAAGGCGATCACCGGAGTACCCGATGATCCAGCTCGAACGTGTGAGGCCCAGCCCCTCATTGATCCCGCAGCCGCCATCGCTGACGCATGGGACTACGCCTTGCTCGCCAGTGAATGCGAGCGCCTGGAATGACACCATGGCTCGCCCGGCGCGACCAGTCATCATCATGCGACGATTACCCTGGTCAGCCCCAATCGAGTTAGAAATGTTCGCCCACCTTACCGGGTTGACGACATAGGTGTCTATCATTGCATCGTACAGATTCGCATAGCCCAACGACTCGACGATTCCTTCTTCGACGGGCTTACCGCTGATGTCCAGCCGGATGCCGCTAAGACGCAACACGTCCGCAGTGCGATCGACGCCGTGATGACTGTCGCCAGCGGATGGGTCGGTGTCTGGAATCCAGCCACGCATGCCCGTCCACTTGGCTCGGAAGTCTCCATCGGCAAACAGGTAATTCGTTGCCGCAAGACCGCTGATGCTAACGGTGACATCGCTGGCGAACTCCAAGAACCCCTGCATCCTGTCGATGCCAGTGATCGTGACCGTGTTGCCGCTATCGAGAACCACATGGCTGCTGCTGCTGCCATCATTGGCCGAAGATTGCAGGACCATGCCCTCCTCGAAAAACTTCGAGTCTGTCACGTTGGTGAGCACGATGCGCGTATTTGCGCCCGCATTACCCGTTGTGATCGAGCTGATTCTTCCGCGATAACCGCCAACATGCCCGAACATGCCATGCTGTAGATCCTTGCGCATGTTCGCGATTGCACCTTCCATCTCGGTGTCAATGGCTTCGGCGATCGCGTTTTCATTGCCACTCGTATCGTCGACGGTATTACCTTCGATCTTGGCGATGTGGTAGTTGGAGACGTATTCAACGTCGAATCTGACCATCTGGCTTGATGCCGCATTTTGGTCAGCTTTGGTATAGTTGGCCGAGCGCCCCTGCGTGCCTACACGCATATAGGGCAGGCTCATGTAACGGCCGCCTAGCTGCCTGTCGCTCGTCTCCAGCATTGCTAGCAGTGGGGCGTTTGCGACGACGGCCTGCATGATCGAGTCAGGCTCGATCCAACGCTCCTTCATATATGCAACGATCGCCGCTCTGTTGAGTGCTCCCATGATTCAATCCCCGATCATCTACCGCCAGATGACGCTCTCCTGAGCGCTTCGATCCCGCGGGAACGCAGCTCTTGGGCAGCCAGCTTCGTCTTGTCGACGCCGTCGCCCCGATCGCTTGCGAGTTCTTGTGACAGAGCACGTGGACCACCCGCATGCTCATTGTTACCCGTTGTCACTGTGGGCTTGCTCGTTGTTGCAGTTGTTGCAGATCCACTTTCGCTCGTTAGCCCAAGGTGCTTATTCAGCAACTCTTTGCCGGCTGGCGTTGCCGCCAGCGCAGCGAGCTGCTTATCCACCTGGGCTATGAATCTGCTTTCTACTTCACGCGCGACTTCCCTTGCTTCAGGGGCCTCGCCCGCGGATTCCTTTTCTCTCCACAGCGCCACCATGTGGTTCTCCCCGCCGAGCGCTGATGCTATGGGCGTATCTCCTGAGGAGAGGAACTGACGCGCTGCTGCCAAGTCCGCAGCATTCATCTCAGCCTGACGCTGGCGCTGCTCATACTCTCGCCTTTGCTGCGCTTCGCTCTTGAGTTCGTCTAGTTCTTCAAGCTTCTTGCGTAGTTCAGGGGATAGCTTCTTCGCGTCAATATACTCGTCAGGGTCAACCTTGTGGCCTGCCTGCCGAAGCACATGGTCTGTCCACTCTTCGTACGTCAGGCCTAGCTCTTGTGCCAGTTCGAATTTCTTTTCCGGATCCTTCAGCGCGTCGAAACGGGCGAGACGTTGTGCGAGCTGCTCGCGATCCTTTCGCTCCTTCGCGAGCTGCTGTTCGACCTGCCTATAGCTCGCGGCAAGCCGTGCAAAACTCTGCCCGTCATCTCCGCTGCTCTCTGGCGCAGTGCTCTCGGCTGGCGCAGTAGCATCTCCGCCGGAGGCGCGCGCAAGGGCATCCGCTCGTAGCTGTTCAGCGGTAGGTGTCTGCTGCACGGATGCTTCGCTGCCAGATGTCGCTTCTCCGGCATCTCCGCCCTGTGCCTGTGTCTGTGTCTGTGCTTGCTGATCCATCGTCTATGCCTAGTGCTTGACCTTTACTCGCTTCATCTCACCGCGCTTCACCATCTCTCGCATTTCATCGATGATGATGCGTGCAATGTCCGTGAAGAATTGATCAAACGCTTCCGCTGTAGGTGTCTGCTGCACGGATGCTTCGCTGCCAGGTGTCGCTTCTCCAGCATCTCCGCCATGTGCCTGTGTCTGCTGATTCATTGTCTCTGTCATTGTCTATGCCTATGCTGCGGCTACCGGCGCCGCAGGCACTTGCTCGGCAGCTACAGGCGCTGTGCCTGCCGCTGCAGGTGTGGGAGCTGCGCCGGCCGCAGCTTGCTCGGGCGATGTTTGAACCGGCTGCTGTGCCTGCTCAAACAAAGATCTTAGGTCGTCAAGATAGAGATACAGTAGCTCAATCTTCTCTGGATCTAGCCTGCGCAGGCGAAACTTGTTGACAGAGAATGTACATAGCTTGATCGCCAACTCGATGTCATCCGTAGGCTCGGGAGGGAAGTATTCGCCCTCTTCAATGATTCTCTCTATCGTGTCTAGGATGATGTCATGCGCTGACAGATCAAGGCTCTTGAATCGCTCAAGATCTGGGAAATCAAGCAACGCCTTTGCTTCGTCGATCGAGATAAAGCCAGCAGCATACCAGTCCTCCACCGTCTGCGTTCGTCCAGCTGTCGAATCTGGGAGGGAGCTTGCTGGAGTTAGATCTAACTCGTATTGGTCATCATCGAGCGCGACTTCTTTCCAGTCGATTAGCTCGATCTTCGTGCGCGCGCCTTTGCGGTGACTGACCTTTACTGGCTTCAACTCGCCGCGCTCTGCCATCTCTCGCATTTCATCAATGATGATGCGGCCAAGATCTAGGAAGAATTGCTCGAACGCTTGTGTCTTCGTTATCCAGCGCTTACTGCCCGTGTCCTCTATCTCTCTGATAGCTGCTCCACTCTCCACGCCTCTTGGGACTTGCCCTGTGGCGCGGAGTTGGTTTAGTCCGATTTGGGCATAGCCGTCTTCTATGATTTCACGCCGATAGGAAAACCATTCCGTAGGAACGCCGTTGGCTGTGAGTTGCATAGGTGGCGTGCCGCCAGATGGCACGCGATAGACAGTGGCTGGGTCATTATTTATGTGGTGGACACTGACCTTTGGGCCGTCGCGGGGGCCGTCGAACACTACGAAGTTACTTCGGCTGTTGAAATGAATTGCATCTGCGATCTTTAGGTGCAGATAGTTCAGCGCTCTCTGGTGGCCTCGCAGTTCTTCCACGATCCCCTGGCCGTAGAATCCTACCTGGCGAGTCTCCCATCGTAGGAATGCAATGGGGAAGCGCGACCGTTTGTATTCGCGTTTCTCCAGCAGCTTGCCTGGCACAGCTACCGCGTACTTGCCAGGCTTGTCTTCGCATCCGAGCCGCCATGACTGCACTAGCGCGACTTGGTCAAGCGTCTGATCGTGGTCAGCCCATTTGAAGAGTTGCCTAAGCCTACCCTCCCACCCGCTACCGCTCGACATTGGTATCTCGGAGCCGTAATACTCTTGCAGGACTTGCCGGTCCATCATACGCACTCGATAGATGGTGCGCGGCTTGCCGTAGTATCCCTCACGCACGTCTACGAGGATTTCTCCGGGGAAGCATCGCTCTAGTTTGACGCGTCCCTCTTCAGAGAACACCACCACTGCCCCAAGAGAGCTAACGCCGCTGTCAATGAACGCTTGACGCCCCAGCTCGTATGCCCCGTTTTGAGCAAACACTCCCTTCACGACTTGTTCACACGACTGCGCTTTCCGCGTGAGTCCCCAGTCCGCATCATCGGTCTGGAACTTGACCTTTGGCCGCTTGCTCGCGATATGTGCTGCTGCGGTATTCACGACGCTGCCGCACAGATTGAATTTTAGCTTGGCCAGCGCTCGTCGCTTGAGTGACTCACTTGCGTCAAGTGGGATGTCAGACGTACCCACCAGGTCCTGCGCACCATACATCTCCATGAACAGCGCATCATCTGCACGACGGCGTCTGTTCTGACCTTCGATCTTGGTCACATCATCGAAGATAGACTCTGCAATGTCGTCGCCGTCGACGGTCCACCAGCGCGGCCGCTCGTTACGCAATGTGCTGGGTAGTGAGTAGCTCAAAGGTGTGCGAGATCCAGCTCGTCACCATTTCGCTCGCTCTCGTCGTCGCTGTCAGGCGATGGCGGAAGATCGGTGAGTAGGGCGTCGGGCCCAAAGGCGCCATATAGCTCGGGCATGTCCTCTGGCCGTATCAGGGTGGCGGCACGTGTCGACGATGTCAAGGGCGGTGGTGATGCGGCGTCCAGCTGTACAGCCTCGACTGGCGTCTGCTGCAGTTCGATCATCACGCACGCATCCTGCCCGCAAGGCAGCGATACGCGGGTCACACCGTACCTTTGCAGTTGCTCCATGTTTGAAAGTAACTCCTTGAAAATACGTAAAGAATCGTCGGTAAGATCCATCTGTCCTCTACATGTCTGGAGCATCGTTGTATCGCGGCTGTGATAGCTCCCATTCACCGCGGTCCTCAGCTCTGGGAAATCAAGCAACGCCATGGCTTCGTCGATCGAGATAAAGCCAGCAGCATACCAGTCCTCTATCTTCTGCGTTCGGTCAGCCATCTGTCCTCTACATGTCTGGAGCATCGTTGTATCTCGGCTGTGGTGGCTCCCATTCACCGCGGTCCTCCTGCACGTGTCGCGGGACGGTAGGTGCAGGCGGACGGGCTTCAGGGTTATCGTAGGCTGGGCACTCACGATACGCATACAGCCCCGCATCAGCCGTATCATCGTCCTGGCCCTCTGCGATGTCCTTTCGTTCTTCGTCCCACACCAGCGTAGCCCATTGCTGTTGCAGACTGTCGTCACCCTCTAGTGGCAGCTGCTGGCCATTATCGAGCTTGACCACGATAGGCTCAAATGCAGTCAACAATCGCAGCCTCCCAGTGTGTAGAGCGTCGCTAGTCATCTCGAGTGCTCCGCGCTTATCTGCCTTCTTTGCTGGTCGTATCGGGATGTCTGGCCAGCGCTTCAGGAACTCGACGGCATACGCCTTGCCCAGCCCTCCGACGTCACCCACTACAGAATCTGGATCGAAGTGGTCAATCAATGCCTTCATCCAATAGGCAAAATCGCTAGGCACCAGTCCATGCTTCTTCCCAGCGTGCACCACATAAGCATCGCTACCCCATCTCTCCGGATAAGCAATCACGGCCCATGCACACGCATCGCCATACCCGAAATCGAATGCAATCGTGTGTGCCCATTTGTCCCCAATCGACAGCTCTGGCAAGGCAGACGCAAGGTTGCGATTTGGAGCATACTGAAAGACTCGGCGTGCGCTGTCGACGATCCATTGAGCAAGGTACTCACGTCGCCAAATCGGATTGCTGTCATCCCATTTTCTGCGCGCGAAAAGTCGCTTCTTGAAAGCCTCAAAGTCAACGTGCGGATTGTCTTTGGCTGTCCACCCATGCCTAGACCATCCAGGTAATCTGCCCGTGCACGCTTCATAGAAATACCCGTACGCCTGCGGAGTAGGCGTGCCCATAAGCCAGACGTCGCCGCCGCGATCCATCGTGGTTGCTTCGAGAACTTCGTCTATGAGGTACTTGAGGTAACTCGGACGCTGTGCTCCGCACTCATCTATTCGAATCTTGTCGAGTGCCCATCCGCGCATCTTTTCGAGTTCGCGAATGTCATCCATGCCTCGGACGTACAGTTCGCTGCCATTTGGCGCGCGCGCGATAGCTTCGCTCTCGTTGAGCTTGAGTCGCCAGTCGTAACGGTCATTGAGCTCTCTAAGTGGCCTCCAAAAGATTGCTTTTGCGCTTGGCCTGGAGACGCCAACATACAGGCCGGTTGAGCCTGCATCACTGTGCATGCCAGCGACGAAATCTGATAGCGCACAGATTGTCTTGCCGCTACGACGCCCGCACAGCAGCGTCTTGAATGGCTCTGGATCGCTGATGACTGCGCGCTGGCACTCGAATAGATTGTCTAATGGATTGGATGTGATGCGAGCGGCCGAGCGGCGCCTCGCCTTTTCGGCGAGGGCCGATGCCAACATGCGCCGTATCGCGTCATGGCCTCCCACACTCTACACTACACGCATGCGATCACTGATTTTTGTACTTGGGCTTCTTGGACTTCTTTTGGCTATCGACCCACGGTTTGTGGTCATCGCCCTTGGAGTACCGATTGCTCTCTGGATTGCGCGCGCTTGACTCTGGTTCGCTATGCGCCTGGACGCTGGCTGGTTCCTTCGGCACTTCCGGTGAATCTGACACCGGGTCATGCGGCGCCGCAGACACAGAAAACGTGTGGCCCTTGCAATCGTCGCGACTTTCGAGGACCGCAATAAGCCGCTCTTCTCCGACGACGACCAAGTCACGCAACGTGCGTATGACCAGTCCATGGTATTCGTGGTCTGGGACCAAGCCCACCAAGATACGAGCAAACTCCGCCGCGCGCTCTCGCATACGACAGCTAGGTGTCTCCAGAAGTTGGGCTCGGCGCTTCGCCCCAGGCGGGTCTGGCGCTACTTGCCTGGGCGCGAACGTTTCCCTGATACGTATGTTTGTTGGAACCGTTGTATTGGCCATTATTCGCTAGCCTTCTCAAGATACTTACGCTGCCAGATAGGATTGCTGTCGTCCGACTTTTTGCGCGCAGAAAGTCGCTTCTTGAACACGTCAAAATCGACGTGTGGTTTGCTTTTTGCTGCCCATTCATGCCTGGGCAATCCAGCTTCGTAAAAATACCCGCACGGCACGTGAGTTGACCTGATGCGTATGGATGTACTGGCCATTATTCGCCAACTTCCTTCGTCTCATAGTCGATAGCTCGAATGTTCACCGCAGGAACATAGCGCGAATACACTCCAGCGTCTTTGCCGCGCGAATCCAGCGGATATAGCCGGATGCCAGGACCAAATACTGGATGCTCCACCTCTTCGACTCCCTCTACACTGTTCGGCGCTGCTACTATTCGACTTCCCTCCACCACTCCGAGCTTAGGTTGGTGTTCCCGGAATATCACTCGTAAAATTCGCTTCTTCGTGCTCACTGTCTGATCCTCCTTCGGCTTGCTATTCCTGCTTGGCCCATTCGTGTGGCCTGTATGCCCATCCTCGCCGCTCTGCCACTGCTAGTATCTGTGCCCTGGCCTTGCCTCCATTCGTCGATGGCCTAAACGTGTATGCGCTTGGTTCGCCGTCGCATGCAGCAGCGGCCAGTCTTGAAGCAAATCCAGCGCGGCGAAACGGACGCTTGACGTAGACGTAGTGCAGCTCGCCGCCTCTATTGCCGCAGGCCCATCCGAGCCATACGTCCGGCTCGTCGGTAAGCCGCGCGAGCGCTATGCGTTGGGTCCATAGTAGGCGCAGAAGTCGGTCATGCATTACGTCGTAATAGCGCCCGGTGCCCATGCCCAGCTCGATGCACCCTAGAGGCTGGTATGACCGTAGCCAAGACTTCAGCACGAATCCGACCAGCTCTTGTGGCAGGGAATCTGCGATCTCTACAGTGACCGCGTCAGGCATCAGTTAGGCACTCCGCCGACTGGCGACTCCCCAGCTTTTTTCACGTAGCCCAGATCGTCTAATGTGCCCTCGATTAGCCTATCTAGATCCTCGTCTGGGAGCTCTGCGATAGGAGAGCGCTTGCCTTTTTCTCCGATGTCTAGCCGGTCAAGCACCAGCTTCGCAGTGTGCAGTCGCAGCATGTTGCACTTCACTCTTGCCTCATCCTGGTCAGGCTCCAGGCAGTCTTCAATGGCGCGAATACTCACGATAGCCAAATTGCGTAAGTCGCGCCTGGCTTGCTCGATTACACCCGCAGACACCTGATCTTCGATCATTCTGAACTCGAGAGTCTGCCTCCACTCCCATAGTGTCTTGCGTTGGATGCCTATCGTATCAGCTACTTCTTGCCATGACTTACCTTCACCAATACGCATCGCTACTGCTTCAGCGTATCGCGTTGTTTTGTGTGGGACTTTTGCGTTTGGCATCTTTTGTCTACTCCTGTTCAATCACAGCAACTATCTCGCTCTCTGGCATCACCGTAAGTGTCTCTCCGCCGAACTCTATATCAGTCCCAGCCATCTCCCAAAACAGCACGCGGTCCCCCGGTGAGACTGCCGTGCAGTCACGATAGGTGGATACGACAGTGCCACGCTCGTCACATGCCTTGCGGCCTGCAGGAGACCGCGCGGCTTGCCGCACAGGTTCTGGTATCGCGATTCCTCCATCGCTGTGCATAGGCCTCGGGTCGCGCCGAACCACAATGCGACCCATTCCACCTATCGGCCTGAGTTCGGCAGGCATCAATCGGTGAGCCCCCGGTATGACAGCTCTGCCCACCGGCGTAGACAGCTGTCGATGACTACAGAATAGCCTGCCTCATAGCCAGCATGAGCTGTGCAGTCCTGAATCCAGGCTCTGCATGACGCTAGCTGCGAACAGTTGTTGTACTTCTGGGAGCTGGCGGGGGATGGGCGTCCTATGGTGTCCAATAAGAGCAGCAGGCATAGCCCCATCGCTGCCCCGTAACACATTCTCGTTAGCCACCTCGTTATGTTTGTCGTCGTCATTTTCGTCGTTTCCTTTCGCTCTTTAGAACGCACAGCAATAGATCTATAGCGCGCCATGCTACCGCGCCAAGCACGCGGTCAAGACGTTTTACCATCATTCACCCTCCCCGTTAGCGCAGCCAGCGCCTCCTGCTGGCTCCTAACGATGAACACAGCGTGCCCCATGCCGCGCGCGCGCTCATGCCATGCCACTTGTGATGGCTGCAGCTTGCCTTTGGCCGTCTTGACCTCGAACCATACCACTTGGCCTTGCGTTAGCATCACCAAGATATCAGGCGTCCCTGCCTCCCCCACGCGATAGGGCGCAGCCTTGCCGGTGCTCTTGTTCGCCGCCCACATGGTGCCTGCATTCATTCTGATAGGATGCCCTAGTCCAGATAATTCGATCGCGTGAATAATCGCGCGCTGTAATTCTCGCTCACTCATCTGCGATGCTCACTCATGGCGCCCCCCGCGGTGAAGCGGACCTTGAACTCGTGGTTGCGCTTTGGGTCGCTAGACATTGCGGTACCTGCTTGCCCCGAGCCCGCGAACGCCCAGGGCGATCCGCTTTCCACTGTGGTCCGTGTTGGCGGCGTCGACTTCCTGAAACTGCAGCTCAACAGGTAGCGAGGTTTGGTCTCCGATCAGCTTGGAGAATGCGATGCATGTGATTTCCCAGCGCGCGCTCAGCCACGGCGCCGATGGGTCGAGTTCTCCGAACATGCCCCGCCACTCCTTGCCGGATAACAGAACCCGGACGTCGACATCGCGATAGTCGGCACGGGTGATGCACGAGCCGACTAGGTACACGCCCTCCTCAAACGCTTGGTCGAGCGGAGCGCATGCGATGTCGAGCGCGATCAGCTGTGGGCGGTTCAGGTAGGTGATTCGGCTCATGGCTCGCTCCATTTCCGAGGCTCCGCCAGGTTGAGACTCATGGGCTCTAGTCTCTTTCCAATTTATCGGCGAATGCAGCTCGCGCTTCAACCACTTCGGCCCCCGCGGGTCCGGAGCCCTGCCGTTGGTCTCGTCACGTCTGGTCGCAGCTTGATAGATCGCGTGTGCCCGGGCGCGCCACCATGGGGCCCATGTATGGTCTACATACGGCCCACGCAGCTTCACTGTACGGTACACCTCCCGCTGTTTGTCGGAATCCACGGTTGCCCAGCATGTCGCGCACATCAGGTGTGCGGGCGGGCAAGGAGAGCTGCAGCCGAGTGCATGGCAGTAGTGATTCATCTTCATGCTCTTCCTCACTCATTTCCGAGGCTCCGCCAGGTGGAGACGCAGCTCCGCCTGGTGGAGCTGCGTCTCCACGTCATCGAGGCCGCTGCGCGCGGTGGCATGAAGCCAGTCCCCGAAAGTCACGCTAGAGCCGTCAAGCGTCATCTCGATAATCGAGATGAGAGCGTCGAGCTGGGAGGCCGTCAGACGAAGCGTAACCGGCCTCGGCAGGTCGACGATACGCCCTGTTGCCTCGCACCGCCCCACAGCGCCGTTGTGACGATGCAGACGCCCGTTGCGGCGTACAGCGACACGCCGCCCGCACACGGGACACCGAGTCGATTCGGGCGTGTTGCGGTGCTCATTCATGGATCATCCTCCATGCCTTGCCTGCTTGGCGAGCCCCACGAGCCACAAAGCAAACGCCGGCGGGGTCCGCCGACGCTGTTGCGCGCTGCAGACCTTGATCCCGGAAGGTACCGCGCACCCGGTGCGCTTGTAGTTCGCGGGGTATTGTCTGCCGCCGCCGGTGCGGAACCCCGCGCACCAGTGCGTTGGCTCACGGGGCGGTGGCAGCTCCCCGACGTCATGCACGCCAACCAGATAGAGCCACGTTCGCTTGCGCGCGACGTGCCCCCAATCGACTTGACACACTTCGATCGTGTAGCCGCCCCAAGTGTCCGGCAGGTCGCCCGGCCGGGGAAGTCCGCAGTTCTGAAAAAGCTTCGAATGAGCCGGGTGCTCGAGCACACCACCCCACGCCCTTACTTGCTCCACAGCCCGCAGCGCGCACTCTGGATCCTGTTGCTTGGCTAGATGCCTCATACGCCCCCATGGACCGCGTGGCGGATGTGCCACCACGGGGTGGGGGCC